TGCACGTATAAATAGTACCTCCGTGTTTGAGGTTTTTGCTTGTTAGTTCTTACTTTCCATAGTTAGCTAGAATTTTCTGGGCAAAGACGCAATAGGGCTGTTTGCAATCCATGAGTGGGTTCTGTGTTAGGTGAGGGAATTCCTCATTCGCTAGTTTCACCGCCGCGTTCAATCGATTAATCTCCTGTTCAAAGTACTGTTCTCCGTGTAGTGATAGTTCATGGACATAGTTGGTGCGCGTCTCTTCGAAAGAAAGTCTTTTTGACACTCCAGGTGTCTTGCGCCTCCAATTAATCATCTCGTTTAGAACCGTTTTGTCAAGCGGGGCGACAATCACTCCTGAGCTATGTTTTTCAAACTTTCGCTTACAGTAATAGATGTCGTCCAATGCTTCAAAATCGAATTCTCGATCGGATTTCATTGCGTCGGTGTAGCCAATACCATGTTCCGTGAACCATTTCTTAACTGATTTGAAGTTAACGTATTTCTGATACTCTGCTTTAGGTGCAACGATGTGATCGTCTCCCCAAGTGGTTATCTCAAATCCTTCAATCAGTTCGCGCGTAGCCAGTTCAATTCTTTCTTTCATTAGAATATCTATCAATGCGACAAGTTGTAAATGCCAATTGCATAGTGAGTTCATTGGCGCTGTTACTGCCACTCCACTAGGTATTCCTTGATGTTTCCTTGCGACCGTATTAAGTGATATAATCAGCGGGTGTATCATGGCTCTAATGAGTCCAATTCTAGCCCGTTGGTTTTCCACACAATCCTTGTACCATTCGTTAGCTTGTATTGCGTATTGCATCATAGCTTCTCCAGATAAATTGCCATCCCAGGTTTCGAAATCCCCAGCGATGACATTACCTCCAAATCTTCCAATTCGATTGTACAGTCCTTCTGCGTCTGCTCCTGTCAAGTTCAATCCGACTCCTACGGGTAAGGTGACACACTCTTTTTGCATTGCTGCGTTGAATGCGCCAAAATACTTCCGCAATAGCATGTTGTATTCTAGGGGGCTAACGTCAAAAGTTCTAGTCTTCGCGTTCTTGATGTGCTTAAGCTTCCTTCGTTCGTCTTTCAGATTTGAATAAAGTGTCAGTAGAATCTCTTGTCCGCTGCGTACTTTCATTTCCATTTCATCATAACTCTTTCTAAAAAGCTTAATAACATCTATTCCTTTGGAGTCGAATTTCTCTTTGAGTTTTGCAAACCTTCGTTTGTTGGGCTCTAGAGTTATATCGAACATCCATCGTTTTCCTTTTGCTCCTGCTGGTTTGAATCTTTTCCATAATCCTGGTGACGTGTCGAAGTCTAGGCTATTAACCTCATCTCCTGCAGTTCCGTTGATTTGCTCATCCCATGTCAGTAGTCTTTTGCCAATTCCAATGCAAGGTTTTAAGGCACTTAGCACAGCTGTTAAAACTGCCATCGCCATCAAGCTTGCTCGCACTGGTAGAGCTTTGGTCGGGACGCTGAATTTCTTAAATCCAGCATCATAGGGCGTTACTCCTGCAGCTCTAATTGCAGGATCAACGCGCGAGTCCCTGAGTGACGTAACAGCTGGTGCCGTCAACAATTCACCCATTTTTCCATGAACATAGCTCTCTGCTACTTCCGTCTTCATGGCGGGTCCTTGCGCGTACGCTTTTTGGGCAATGCCCACGAATTCCACATTTCCTTCTGTTTTCACATACTGAGGGACGGTCGATTCGGTGTTGATAACATCATCAAACATCGATTCATCCCCGCACTCCATGTTAAAAACAGCGTTCGTTGGTATCTTCGCAGACATTTCTTCGATGAGTTCTTGTGTGACAGGTCTCGCATATCCTTCTGATCCCGTGCCAGCATGGTGTATTCCCATAATCGTCCTGTTTAGTCCATCACTTTGATGGGCCATCAGGGGGCGTCCACACATTCCAACTTTGGTCGTCATACTATATTCGTATCCTTTCACATAAATTAACTCTTCTCCTGTTCGCGACTCAACAATTTGCTCGTCTCTCCTCACAAAGTACACAGTATCGTCGACAGCTGCGCCTATAAGTGTAGCCGGTCCTTCAGTCAGTATATTCAATTGATTATCACTGGTGAAGAACGGCACTATGTTCTTATACGCATCCATCTGCACGGGCACCTTGAGGAGAACTAAATCGTTCTTCTCGTCGATCGCTATTTGTTCTTGAGTGTAGCTCGCTCGATCTTGAGCTCCACCCATCCTTTCTATTGTAACTTCTGCTGCATCCCAATCTCTCATTACGAGAAATGGGTGAGCATTTGTCACCAATAGATGATTCTTCAGACCAGTTCCTTGCACTGAGCTTACATATATGGGTTGTTGGTTCTTCATCAACGTGACTTTAAGTAAAGTTAAGTTTTGTCTCACTTTCTCTTTTATGCCATCTTTGACGTCAGTTCCAAACTGATGTCTACCCACACGTTTAAGCCCAATCTTACGGGTTACGTGATCTCCTGATGCGAATTCAAATCCTCCCATCTTAGTCATGACCGCTTGAACAATTTCTCGTTCATCTGCAGTCATGTCAGGGTCGATCTCAGCAATCACATCTTCTGCTGTTTTCTTTTTGTTGGTAAATTGCTCCCAGACTTTAAGGCCTACAAGCGCTGCGAGTCCCACTGATATGAGTCCCACAACACCCGCAACCACTTTCCACTTCGTGGCTCGCTTACGTTGTTCTACGTTCACAATACCAAGAAATTCAAAGATATCTTTTGATCTATAGATATCTCCATCGTCACAGGATTCCAATTCTTCAATCAGATCCGGATCTTGATCATCTCCGAACAACGCTTCATGCCTTGCTCTTCCATGTTCTCCTTCTTCAACTTCGATTGTGCAAAGTTGCTCGCCCATCGTTTCACAGAAAACTGCGATAGGGCTTCGCAACTCACCAACAACCAACTTCGGGGGGTCGAACTTGTTGTACAGGGTTCGATTGTGTCGAGCTGCCAATGCTCGATCTCCATCTTCTCCTGCCAAAATAGTCTGATTTGTGATACCCACTTCTCCATTGCAATATCTTCTACCTTCACAGTAGTAGTCGCAACAGTCAGGCACCACATGAAAAGAGGGTCGCACTTTACGCACAGCATATAAAATTGCAGCTACATTGAACGCACGTTCAATGGCCGAATCAAATTTGCCTTGTCTAAATGCAACTTGGGCCTCTTCTTCCTGCCGTTTTAGTTCTCCTTGTAAGTTCTTATAATCAATAAATTTGATTAACCTGTTCTTGACAGCTAATTTGAAAACAAATTGCTCTGTTAGCGTCAGGTCGGTCCAAACATCTCGATTAAAGGAGTACCTTTGGTTTGTGCTGCGCTCGTAGATTGTTCGGGTTTTATAACAAACACTCATGTCCCATTCCCTGAGGGGAGGGACTTCAGTGTAGTCTAATTCCCAATCTCGCGCACAACATTGTCGTTCATTGGAATACAAATGCAATGGTTCTTCCCTGATAGAAGCGCCTTCGAGTGTAATTCCATTCTCTTCTCGCAAAATAAACAAGTCTTTCTCTTGTGGGTACAAACTTTCATATTCCTCGTCCGTCATTTGAAAAACTGCAAATTTGTGCTTATCCATCTTAACTTTAGCTTGCGCCAAAGCATCATCGTCCACTGGTGGTCTATCTTTCATTATAGGGTCATCTGCGTGCCACTTAGTCATTATATTTCCAAGTACATACATCATCTCATAATAACTAAGATCAATCAAACTGTTGCCAGCCGAATCCGTCCAGTATCTTTCAAATTTGGGTCCACTCGCCACCATGTTATCACCTAAAATTTCTCCTCCCATTGGGTCGAGAAACGTATAGTGCTTATCACGTAGGTTTCCTGTTTTACATTTGCTGCATTCCTTGTCCTTGCACACGCTTACATGCACAACAGCTTGTCGTCTCCTCCAAACTGCATGCTTGCAAACTACTTCCTTATGCATTGTATAAGGGTCATTAGTCGTCAACAAAATCAATTTTGATGCGTATGTCATTCCTTTCTTGTCCGCTTGTGCTTGAGGCACAAAGAACTCAACTGGAGACACTAATCGTATAAAGCCTAAAACCTCCGAATTGTCTGGAGTATGGCCCGTAGATTGCCTTGCATCATCTTGAATATGGATATCTTGTTTCATATACCCATCCATGTGTTTGTTGTTGGGGTTTTCCGAATAGATCAAATTGTCGATTTGCCAGTCTATGTTTTGAGTTATATCGGGATTGGTCATGTCAAACGCAACTAAATCCATTAGTTGCGACTTACCACATCCTGATTCTCCTGTAAACTCGAAAACAACTGGTGTCCTTTTCCTTCCAGTTCCGCTTAAGGCCAATAATGAAGCATTCTCTGTTAGGTATTTCCTAAAAGTAATGCTTGCATCCTTGACGATATTCAAAACTCTGTTGGTCACTTTCACTTTATTATGTAACACTAATAAGTCAAACTCATTTAGCGCCACACGAATCGTTTCAATTTGTTCTCTCAAAGCCGCAACGCCTCGAGTTGCCCCTGGTGTTTGGGCAACAACGTCGCGAATTAGAGTTATTAACATTGGTAAATTAATACCACCTGGTAGTTTAGCATCTTTTAGAAGATCGTCCTCTTGCCAAATTCCCAGATAATATTTCACTGCCGTCAATATATCCGTTATCACTGTTCGCATACTTTGCACACCTCGTAAAGAGTTGCTAAAGTCACGTCCAATGTTTCCTGTTTTCGTCATCATTCCGGTTAAAGTCTTGCTCGATGACACTGAGCCTCCTACTACCGCACTTGCCACAAGGGCACCTAGGGTAGCGACTATATCCGGGGTCACTGGCGTCTCTGCCGACTGATACTTCGCAATAATTTTACCTACTGCGGCATAATCCTGTCTTAAGAGAGCCATTTCTTCGGGGGTTGGTTGATAATCTCGATTTGTTAACGATGAAGTGCTTGCGCCAGATTGTACTTGCGCGGCGATTGGGTTGGGTGATTTCAAGCCTTCACAATATTCTTCGATTTTATCCATCATATTGGCAATCACAGCTCCAGAGAGTCGTGACATACCTCCGTCTGTTACGGTGTCCATTATTTTGAGCACTTCAATAAGCGCGACTCCAATTGTTGGTTTCTGGAGAAGCCATTGTGCTCCTGACAAGGTAATTTGATAAATTAACCTTGCCTTAACTTTTTGCACGTGCCTACGTGTAGTCTCTTTAAGGCCTCGCATAAAGGATCGCTCCATTATATTGCGAAGTCTTGCAAACACCATTGGGCACGGGTTGAGGCCACGTACTAACCACTTGGTTCCATACCAAGCAGTGTTCCATAGCATCGACACTGTCTCAAGTTTGCTTTCAAATTTTGCGATCTTCATCTTAATGAGGTACTTACGTTCCTCTCGAATGATAAATTTCACAATTCTGGCATATTTCTTGCCACTTCCGTAAGTAGGGTTTGCTTTACGTAGGCTACGAGCCAAAGATGTACGTCTGTTTTGGTTTGAATCAATAACGTTATTCTCTGAAGTTGTAGCCATAGTAGTGTAATTTGAAAGTTTTTATCTCCTGCCGTTTTAACGATAATGGTTGGAGAAGTGCGAAAACTTAATTGTCTTTCTCACGCTTTGAGGCAGCGGGGGCCGACAATCAGCCATTACCTATCTTTATAGCCACCTAGTTAAAGGCAGCCCTGTTTTACGTGCGAGACAGCACGGGGGGTTGGTTTGCCCCCTTCAAATTTAAAATAATCAAGTATCTGTCATAAACAGTCTCGACCTCAATTTGGTAAACCTTCCTTATACTACCACCACCCTCACGGGGGTCGCACGCGTTTTTACACGGTGCAACAATGTGGGCGCAGCGAAGATCCAGAACTGAGGTTCCGCACAATTACATTATGAGTACTTCACTAAGTTGTGATACATTTTTAACCTATTTAAAGGCGTTTGGTATTTTCTTTTTCTTGGTGAATATGATAAAATGATAAGATAAATTAAGCGCTAATCAACGACCTGTGGTAACAGATCGGGGGACTAACTAAGAACCTAAATTTAAAGTCGTCTCCAATAGAATTGAAAATTACTACTGGTAACCTGGGGTTGGGGGGATCAAGTCTATCCTTAGGGAATGAAGTAAGATCGTATGTGTTAAATACGATATTAAGTATTCCCGTTTGGTAAACTCGCTCATCATAATTGCCTGCTAGATAAGGCGATTGGGTTAGGCATTGATTATAATAAGAGTAAAAGGGGATTTCCACTTCAAATCCAGAATCCTGTGATAGATTCTGAATATGTAGTGGAAAGCCTGTATCTGCGTAGAGTTGTCTGGCTGTAGATGCGGAAATGATTTGATCATTTTCACTTCTACCCACCATAAAAGCTCCACGTACATTAACTGGGCTAACTCTAGTAGTGAATGGTAGGAATTTATACCTTAAGGATCCACTCCAAAAGGTATAAAGTTCTGACATAGCACTAACTAGGTTCCGGGAAGAAACACTGGTTACGATAGATCCTGTCCTAATCACTGCCGGTCTAGTGGGCAATGTCAATTGTGATGTATATTGCAAAATATCGGTTGGTAATCCAGTTGGAGAAGCTACAATCAATGGAGTTTCTTGCGAGACAAAAGTGTATCGTCTCGCAAGATCTCTCACATCAACAATTTCTTCGCCAAAATGCGCAATATTGCTTACTAGATTGTTTCCTTTCATCATCACAGACGCTCCTGCTGATCCTCTATCCTCTGTTCGGAGGGGTAGAGTATCACTCTCAAATCTAGCAACTTTCGTTTCGGGTGCTGCAATTGCTGGTAAAGTGTCGCCTGCGATGAAGAAATCTTCATCGACAATTGGCACTTCAAATCTAAAGTCATCTCCTGCTCCTGCGTAAAAATTGATAGGAATAGTTCCTACCACATTATCTGGGTGAGTTAGTTGAGTATATACATAAATGTTAATGGTTCCAATAGAAAGTTCATCAAATTCTGAAAAATCCTGATTAGTTGGGTTACAACAACGTTTCCGCGCTGTTGATGAAACATAAGGTACTGTAAATTCGAAAGTGCGATCCTCCATTAAGTCAAAAATGACATATGGATTACACATTAAGGTGTTCAAAGTTAAAGGGGTTGATGCTGTAGTTGAACTATTGGGAAAGAATACGGCTATGAGCCTACCAGAATGGAATTGCGTTGCTGCAAAGTCCATCCTAATAGACACAGATCCATGCCAAAATTGAAAGAAGTTATTAAAATAAGATAAAAACGTAGGGATAACGGCTAGATAGCCGGTTTCCGCATACGATCCGGGTGCAACTTGATAAAATCTGGATGGGGCGACGGTAATAGCTGAAATCTGAGTTCCAGGTGCTTGCGCATCGCTCCAATTAATTTGGTTATACATCATTTTAGTTTTAATAATTTCTGAAATGTTCATTTCTTCTCGAGGGGCTGCTGAAAACGTATCCATTAGATAACCACCCATAGGGGTGGCTGCCAATCTTACTGATGTGTCAACTCCTTGCATGTGAGCAAGGGGTGCAACAGTAGCTAAGCAATTGGTGGTCTTAACCGTTGGTAAAGCTGGTTTATCTAAGTCAAAGTTTCTCAATAAGTTTCCTACTCCTGAAAAAGTAGAAGCTCCTGAGTCAGCTGCCTTACTCCAGTTTCCTGTCATAAGGTTCCAGACAGTTCCAGCACCGCTTTTAACGATACTAGAACCACTGTCAATGATACCGGGTAACAATTTAGTAGTTTTAGATTCGTGCTTGGCAACCTTACGTAATGAAGATGTCACGTTGATTGTATGAGGCATAATGGGCATATTAAGAGTTACATCGCTGCATGAAACTAGAACGTTCACCGAAATGGTTGGTGAAGTCCCAGCTGCAACTGCTAGTTGATTTAATACGTTTAAATAAATGGTACCCATTTGAGGGGCACGTTCTGCTGAATTGGTAGTCAAATAAGATAATATATGTTCAAAAGGTACTTTAATAGTTATAGAATTGTTATATCCTGCATCTAAAATAGCATTAGGTTGTCCTGTTGCTGAATATAAATTTACATAACGTTTAGGTGAGCCTGAAATAGAGGTGCTCATAGATTCCATGGGGTCATAGAATGCAATGAGTTTACCTAGGTGAAATTTGGTTGAATTCATTTGGATATGAATATTAACTGTAGGTTTCAAATAAGTATAAGTCTGTAACATTAGTTGATGAAAATTAGGGATAATTTCGAAAACTTGTGGAATATAAACTGTATATAAATTAGTATTATTAGTTTGGGACGTGTCCCAAGCTAAGGTCGTCAGTAAAAGGGGGGTTTTCAATAAATCTGTATGATTAACGTCTTCAGAAGGCATAGCAAAAAGATCTGTTTCTCGTAGAATGGATGGTGTTGATACAATGTATCCTTCTTCTACTTTAGTAATACGTTGATCTTCAAGCGTTGCCTGTTGATCGACGATAACATTTTGGTCTTCTGCATTAATATTGTTTGGGTTGTTGTTGTTGTCATTATTATTCATTCTTATACACTGCTGAGTAAAGTCTCTCTTGTCGGCTGACTCCGCTTTACTCATATACGTGACTAATTTCATCGTCCTCAAACATCATAAAAGTGTTACTAAGCTATGAAAGCGTTCACAAAATTTACTGGTAAGATTCTAAGACAAACGTCGTCGTGGGTATAGCCACTTGATACCAAATGGTAATCCTCAGCGCCTTTAAAGCAAACACTCGTCAAAGTATAGGGTAACTGAGGCACAAATAAGGCCTAAACAAAATAAATAGGGGGGTGTTCGGTCAAAAGGAATTGTTAAATCGGGTTTGAATAAAAGAAAGAGCCGATATCAAGTGTATAAAATCCATCATCGAATCGCCGGGCTTAATCAGCGGGATCACGACAGAATAGTATAGTCAAAATCAACAAAAAGCTAGGGGTTCAAGACCCC